CGAAGAACTTGCCGTAAGACATCCAGAAGATTCTATCGCCGAGCACCGCGCACGCCTGCGGGCCGACGATGCCGCAGTTGTCACCAAGCTGCTCGAACGCGTAGACGTCCGTGCCGCCGACATACGTCATCGCGAACACGTCGACGTCGGTCCAGAGAATCGTCTGCCTGCGCGTCCGTCGGCCGCACACAAGGCGACCCTTCGTCGGCAGGTCGACCTCGTTCGCCTGATTGGTTTCCAGAATCTCCCAATCCGTCAGCGACTCGATGTCCGGCCACTTCACGCGCCGCGCGATGCCGTCCGCGCCGAGCGCCACGATGAAGTGTTCGGGTGTGACGACGACGGCGGTGTTACTCACCGGTGCGGTCGCATCAACCTCGGCCATGTCGCCGCCGCCGGGAGCACCGACGAGTAGGCGGCCGTCGACAGTGTGGCACGCGACGTACTTCTCACCGAAGTTGTCGATGGTCCACGTCGCCGGAGCGACGAGCGTCAGCGCGCCCGAGCCCGTGCCGTAGTAGCCCGCGCCGAACAGACCCGAGCCGTAGTTCCCTGCGACGAACGCGCCGTTGACGAACTCGTCGCCGGTGCCGGTTGCCAGATCGGATGGCGTGACATCTTCGAGCGTGCCGTCGGTGTACAACCACATCTTCGTGTGGGTGCCGATGGCTGCGTGCGAGACGCCGTCATTATCGCGCCAGCCGTACATCGCGCGCGGCTTCCCCGTCACTGCGAGGTTGACCGCGCTCGAATCCTTGACGTTACGCCAGCCCCCAATGGGGCCCATGATGCCCTCGTTCCAGCGCACACCATTGGCATCGTACCAGCGATTCTTCGCCTGATAGCGCGTCCCGTTCCGATAGACGCCGGGCGGAAGGCGCAGACTTATCGTCCTCTCGATCATTGCGCCGCCTCCCAGCGGACAAACTTCGACTTTCCTTCAACGCGACGCACACGAGCAAAAACGCCAAAGCCTTCTCGGCCCCCGCCCCCATTGGTGTTGCCCTCAATGGTCTCGTAGCTGTCACCCGTCACTCGCGTGACGATGCCGACGTGAGCGAATCGCCGGAGCGACTCGTTCCACAGGATGAACAGGTCACCGACGGCCGGTCGGTCCTGAAGGACTCCCGGCTTCGAGGCGGCCCATGCTGCGAGCACTGCGACGCCCGCCGTGCGCGGACACGGCCATCTGTGACCTACTGCCTGTCGGCCCATCTGGCCGACGAAGGCCATGCACCACGGGAACGCGCCTGCGGGGTCCAGCCCCGCCTCACGAATCCAGTAGTCGATGCACAGGCCCCGGTTGCTATTCTTCGGAGACTCGACAACACCGAGGTATCGTCTCGCCTCGGCAATCAACGCGTCAGTCTGTTGGCTCATGGTCGCCCCCACCGAGCGCACGCCGTTCGAGTATTGCCTTCGCTTCGTCGCGGATCGCGCCGACTTCAGCCTCGGCTCCGCGACGGTTCAGCCACGCCGTGATTCCCTTCAGCCCGTAGGGCAGGGCCATCGACAGCGAGCCCCACGCGAGCAGGAAGGTCCACGGTGCGCGGATGTGAACGAAGTACGCGAACCAGCCTAACCCGCCCAACCATGAAACGGTCGCGACCATCTTGTAGTGATTGTCGAGACCAAGCAGTTCTCTCAGCGTGTCGTTTCTCATCTCCACTCTTTCAGTGAGTCGGGCGCGGTCTCGAAGCGGGTGAGTGGGGTTCCCACAAACGTCCGCTGACCCCGACTACTTGTTTTGCGCCACGCAGCGAAGCGGTGTGTCGAGCTTCGCCTGCAGGCAGATCAGTGTGTCCAGCTTTCGGTTCGTCTCGCGCGCCTGTAGCTCGTGCTCGCGAAGTTCCGATGCGACGGCCTCGACCTTGCCCGGCAGCTTTGAGAAGCCGAGGACTCCGACGAGGACGCCGACCGTTATGACGATAGTCGTCACGATTGCTTTGATGTCGCCCGCATGAGCGGCGACTTTCGCGAGAGTGAGCATTAGTGCAACACCGCCGCGAGCCACGTCTTCGTGGCGAGAAGGTTCCGAGTGTTCGCGCCCGCGTAGGTCTGCGCGCGCAAGCGATAGACGGCCGCGCCGTCTGGATCGTTCACGAACGCGCGCACCTGAATGCGGAAGCCCGTCGACAGCCCGTTCTGCGAGTCGAGGTGGACCCACGACTCCGCGAGGATGTTGCTGGACCCGTCTTCGATCCACGCGCGCACCGTCGCGGCGTTGTCCGGTGAGGGGTCACCGCCCGCGTCGATGGCGACCTGTCCAATCAATTCGAGCAGGTGGTCGTCGAAGTCGTCGGCGGGCACCCTGATGCCCGTCGAGGACAACTGCCACGTTCCGACATCATAGTCCGTCGGCGTGCCCGTGAAGACCACCGACGTCGCGCTGTTCGCACCGATTGACTGGTCCGACGCGAGGTGCATCTTACACCGGCGCGGATATGCAGCGGCAACCTTCGCCTCAGTGACGGCATCGTCCGCCAGCTTGGCGGTCGTGACGTTCGCGTCGAGAATCTTCGCCGTGGTCACCGAGTCGGCCTGCAGCATCGAAGCTGCGATGGTCAGGGCGTCCTGCACGCCGTGATGCACGCCGTAGACCGTGGTGCCGTTGTCGAGCGTGAAGAATTCGAGCAGCGAGGCCGGGCCGAGCGTCGGTGCGACGCCGGAGAGCCAAGTGATGCCCGAGAACGTCGTCGTGTAGTCGTCGCCGTCGATGACGAGGACCCACATACGCTGGGCCGCAAGCAATCCGCTCGTGTCGGCCCGCCACGCGGTCGTGCTGATCGCTGTGTTCTGGTTTACCGTGACCTTGTGGACCGTGGCGAGCGTCGCCGAGAGAACCGTTGAGGCTCCCGACGTCGTCACCGCCTTCCGCAGGATCGCTGGGATACCGAGCAGCGAGTCGTAGCTGTCCGCGTCCGAGTTGAGCTTCGTGCCCCAAGTGCCGGACGAGCCGCCCACCTCGGGTTTGACGAACGCGTAAATTGTGGTCGTCGTATCAGACATTAGAAGCTCCTCGGCAACTGAATGCGTTTCCTGCTAGCCGAGAACTGCGCGCGCTCGCGCTCCTTGTTGACCTCGGCGATGGCCTGCGTGAAGCGATTCTCCCACAGCGGGAGCCGCTCGTCATGCTCGTAGTATGGCGCGGTCTCGACGAGCGTCCCGTACATGTACAGGTCGGGATGCCGGAGATAGAGCCCGTTCACCGTGTTCGCGTCGAGCGCGGGCAGGTCGCGGATGAACTCGAAGTCGACCTTGTAGCTCCCGTCGATGACGACACGCGGGTGTAGATAGAGGAAGGCACCGTGCGCCGCCTCGGCCCCGCCGACGTCGGGGTCGACGAGGAAGCTGTCCATCTGGGGCACGATGACGGCCTTGTTCGCGCGCCCGTTGCCGACCGACGAATTCAGCGCCGTGAATCCGCGCCACGCGGACGGCGTCACGATTTCGATTTCACCGTGCGCGTCGTCCGTCGCGTTCCACATCGTGGTCACCTCGCGAACGTAGTTCGGAAGCTCCATGGGGTACGCCGTGACCGACAGCGGGTTGCCGCTGTTCGCGAGGCTGTAGATTTGGCGGAACCACTCCTGCTGTCGCCGGATGCGGGCTTCGCAGAGTGCCACCCACGTCGGAAACCGCGCGATGGCATCATCGTCATCGGTGCGGTCCAGCCACGCGAGGACCTCGTCCTGCAGGTCCTGATAGGTTTCGAACTGTGCCATCGTCCCTCTTACGCCAGAGTGATGATTCTTGACTGCTGGCCCAACTCTGGGTGCTGGGCCAAGTATTGTTCCGCGTGTGGGGCCATGTAGGCGAACTCACCGAGGTGAGCAATCTCCTTCGAGATTTCGTGATCGAGGATCAGCGGCACTCCGGCCTCTTCGAGCTTGAGACAGAAGTAGACGTCCTCGCCCATATGCCCGCCCGGCTTCCCGCTCGGCTGAATCTGCGGGTTGTAGCCCACCATGAAGTAGGGCTTCGACAGCTTCTCGCGGATCATGTCCGTCCGCAGCAGAATGACGCCGAACCCGATGGCCGCGATGCGCTGCGTCGCCGGTGACTGCGCGGTCGTATACGCGCGCATCCCGTAGTCCTTCGAGTCAGTGAACGCGACCGGCCGGAACGGCTCGCCGCGCTCAGTGTAGTTCGCGCAGACGGCGGGCGCGTGATGGTTCAGCATCCTCGGGATGAGATTCTTCGGGAACCGCATGTCCGAGTCGAGAAACAGAATGTGCGTGATGCTCTCGTGCGCGAGTACCGTATCGACCAGATTCTCGCGCTGGCGCGGGATCAGCGAGCCCTTCGCCATGATGATCTTCAAGTCGATGACGTCGGACAGATTCAGCGCGGTCCACGCCATCATTCTCGCTAGATCGTAGGCGAAGAAGGTCTTCACTTCGTCGCCGCACGGGATGCAGATTGCCACGACCGCCTTCGGCGGCTTCACGGGCTCGGCCTGCTCCGCTTGAATCACTGTCTCGTCCCCGCTCATTGTCCCCACTCCTTAGACCTTCATGTTGTTGGTTCGCCACGCGCGGTTATCTGGGTCGTTCAGCCACGCGCGCAGCTTCTTCTGATCGTCGATGATGCCCTTCTGCTTCAACTCCATGTAGATGTTCAGAGGGACGCTCGCAACGCGACGCATTCCGCTGGACTTGTTGGGCGAGGCGTCCGAATTCTGCAGCGCCTTGTTCATCTCGACCAAGTCTGTGACGTCCTGCTCGTCCGTGATGGTGAATTGCTCGGTCTGCGGGTCCCAATGGAACCGCTGGACCGTTTTCGTCAGTGCATCGACCTCGAAAAGTATGCCGCTCATCTAGAACCTCACCGAGAACACGTTCAGGGTGACGCCCACGCCCACTCCGAGCGCAGGTTTTCCGTTTGACTGCACGCCAACGACGCCCGCGAAGACGCCGACGCCGATGTTCGGGCCGACAATGCGCGGGTACAGCTTCGGCCGGGCGTCGAGCGCGCTCTTCAGCGCCTGATTCGAGGCCTGAAGGAGCGTGATCTGACCGGCGCGAGCCTCATTCTGCTCGTGCAGCAGCGAGATTTCTCCGTCTTGTGAGGCGATGACCGCGTCGCGCGCCGCAATACTCGGGGCGCAGGACGTGTCGGGATGAGAGACTGAATCTGCGACAGCGACCTCGCGCCTCGCGACGGTCGTCTGCCGGTGCTGCTTGCCCAATCTATCTTCCAGAACGTTCACGCGGTCCTGCAGCATGTCGACCTCGACCTGCTTCGCGTGTTGGAAGTCGAGCGCGAGGCGGGCCTTTGCCTCGAACTGCTCAGCGCGGCGGTAGAACACCTGCCCGAGACGGCCCGCGACGAGCGCGACCGCGACGGCGACGACTGCGATGCTCCACGAAACCTTGCCGCTCATGCTATCCCCTCAGGAACAGCAAGGTTTCGTGGAGCATCGC